CAAGGATCAGGATTTATATCTATATTGGATTGGTTATTTCTTATAATAGTAATAGGCATTCCTATTTCACCTTGTGAACTCCAAGGATTATTAGGTTGTTTTTGTTTAGTAGTAGAAGAAAATCTAATTGAATTTCCCCATCTACCCTCTAATATCACATCTCCCTCTTCAGGTAATAAACTGCGTATATCTTCCTTTTCGGTAAATGTATTGCCAAAATTTAAATCGCCGCCTTTATACGTTGTTATATCGGGAAAAGCGTTATGATGAACACTATTCCAAATACCTACTGTGGTTAGATAATAAAAAGTTTTAGCTTGTGGATCTTCATTTAATCCATAAGAAGGAGCACTTAATATAAGTACTAATTCATTTATAATTGGATATTTAGATATATTATTAAATAAAGGTTTAGCTATTAATTTAGTAGGTTTACCTGTATCAGGTGTAGTACCTGTAGGAGTAAATTTAATTGAACCTAGTCCAGCCCAACCACCTCCATCTTTAAAAAAATCTTTAGTGTTGGTATTAACAGATAATAAGATATCATTAACTCGAGCAAAGAAAAATAAGCTTTGGCCCTTATTCCCTTTACCACTAGATATGTTAGATATACTCTGCTGTAAACTAGGATATAAATTACTCATTCTGTTTTTTTACAGGTAACCCAGTTACTTGATCATTTAATTGTTGAATAGACATAAATAATTGTTCTTTATCTCCATCAGATAAAAATCCTTCATCTTCTCCATTTTTGGTATTCATAGATCTTTGAACTATACCTGCCATTTTAATTAGCAAATCATCATTTTTAACTGATACGTCTAAATAATCTTTAATTAAAGGGACAATAATAACCGCATCACCTGCGGAGGTGATAAACGGTTTTAATTGTTCAATCATTTCTTTTATTTGTTTCTCTTTATTAGAAGAGTTTGAATGTATTTCTTTTAGTAAATCTGCGAATGTTTTTTTACCAAATAATACTACGGTATTAAAATCCATAATATGTTTTCGTTATAAATATAGGATTTATAAACCTTTTTAATAATTTAGATTAACATACCCATAATCTAAATACTGTTGTAATAATCTATAATGTACTTTTTTAAGTGATTTTATTACTTTAGTTATTTGAGGAGTATCTTGATCTGTTTGTTCTCTAATATAAATGTATATTCCCTTTTTATTAAAGATATCTAAACTTTCTCTATGTTTAAATAACTGGATTACAGCATCCGCAGTTTTAGCATCTTCAGGATCGGGGAATATTCTAAATAAATGTAAATCTATATATGATATAAATTTTTCTATAAAGTAATTCTCGCCCATTAAGATATCATCTGCTCCTTTTGAGTTATTAACTATATTTAAAACAATAGTTTGATCTTCATCTATAGCTTCTATTTCAGCTTTACTCTTTAATTTCTCATAATTTTTATTATTATAAAGAATTAAATAACGTTTAGCAATAGTTCCAAAATAAGAAAATGCTTTTCCTTTTGATTGGTTATATAAATGAAGCTTCTCAAGTAAAAATGAAGTAACTTCATGTTGCAATTCAGCTATAGTTTCTACTTCAGTATAATAAAATTTAAAGGTATGAATTATATTTTCAGTTAATTTATGAAAACCATAATCGATACGTTCATTATATATTCTATTTCTTTCAAGAGAACTAGTTGTTGCTAAATACTCTATAATAGCATCTTCTGTATCTTGGGTAAAATATTGTTTTTTCTCTTTAGGTTTACGTTTTCGAATTGTTCCTTTCTTGGTAAATTGTACCCCAATTTCTTCTTGAGGTACAATTAATATATTTTTTACTAAAATTTCTACTTCCATATTATTTTATAAATTTTATATAATCCGAAAGTGCTTCTTGGATAGTTTTTAGATTTGTAAAGAAAAATCCTACTTCATCATCTGATTGAAATAATTGTTTACTATCGATTTCTTTAATTTTCATTTCAGATTGTTTAACTAAATCATAAAATTCTAAAATGTATTTTTCTTGAACAGCAATTTGACTCTCAAGTTTTTCTGTTTTTTTAAGTAAATTCCAAATTATATATCCTATAACTCCTAATACAATTACTCCTATATTAATATAAATTAATCCCATTTTTATAAATTATTTAAAAGATTAGCAAAAGGTGCATTAGCATTAGATAAAGTAGGTGTTTTAACAGCATATTTAGTAGGTGTTTTTATTTCTACTTTTTTATCTTTACCCAATTTAGGTAACCATTCTTTTTCAAATTCAATACGAGATGCCATTAAATCAGCTTGATGTAATATAAAAGGTAAAGATGTTCTTGGTTTTTGACCTGGAGTAAATGACATAAAATATTTTTTATTTCCTTCATCATAAATCCCATCATGTGTTTGGATAGCAACCATTTCATTAAAAGTATATCTAATACCAAAATCTTGAAGTAAAAACAAAGATCTATCAGGAACAGATGCAAATGCTAATTTATCATTAAACATATAATCTTCTCCTAATTTTTCTTGTCTCCATTTATCTGTCTGAGGGATATAAGATTCGTTTTGTTCGTCTCCTATTTTACCTAAATCATGGTTTAGAGCAGAAAATACTAATTCTTCCATAGTATAAGTAGAGTCATCTACTCCCATTTCTTTCCATACATCATTTATTTTAAGAGCACCATCTATAACTCTTATAACATGATCTACATATCCACCTGGGAATGCATTATGGTATTCTTTTTTATATGAAGCAGGCATTAAAGCAATACGTTCTTGATATTTCTCATAAAATTCTTTTAATTGAGAACGTCTTGGTTCAGTAATATAAGTATCTATTCTAGATATTAGAATACCCCAATTATCATTTATTTTTTCAGCTGTAAGTTTTAATTCCATTAATCCTCAGTATTAGTATTAATAAGCGTTTGAATATCAGCTATCTTTTCTCTCATAGTATCCATGAATTCTTTAGCTTGATAAGTATCTTGTGTATTAATTAGATAATTTAATTGGTGAAAACTATTATCTAATTGTTCTAATTTGTCTGAAACTAATTGTTTATATCTCATTTTTATTTTATTGTTTAAGTATTTGTAATAATTCAGCGATTGAATTATAGATTTCAATTCCAGGGTTAATAGGTAAAGATGTATAAGGTAAAAACATAATATCATTACTTATAATCATAGGATAAGAAGTACATTTATATACATCTTCTAATTTATCTCCTAAAGTATTATTTTTACTAATATTAATATATTGGTATTGGATACTATTTTTATCCAATTCATCTTTTAACATATTACATTTATCACACGTTTCCAACGCAAATACTATTATACCATTTCCCATCTTTCTATCTCTTTCATTTTGCTTTTTTTGTTCATTTATTTTTCTCTTACTTTTAACATACGATTGGTATCTCTACAAGCCAAGCCTTTTGTCATAAGCTTTTAAAAACATTTATTATTTTGTAAATTCTTCAAAAGGTTAGGTATTAGGTGGGGCATCTTGCAAGTCATATATTTCATCGAAATTGTCAAGTTGGTAACTAACCTCCAAGATTCTACCCTGAGTTTCAGGTGACATCATATGAATATATTCTCCAAAATTGTCCTGTAACTCATTAAGTAATTTAATTATTTCACTTTTATCAAAATTTTCTCCTTTAGAAATAGTTTCAACCATCTCTAAAGTTTGGTTAACAATAGGTTCTAAATAAGGAATAAATTGTTTTTCTAAATTATCTTCTTCCATTGTGTTCATTATAATGTTTAATTAATTCTTTTATAAATCCATAAGAAACTAAAGGCCATAATGCCATTGTCCCTAAAGCATCTTTAGCATCAAATTTTTCTTCTACAGGTGAAAAATAAATCATTATATGAAATCCTAATGAAACAAAATAACCTATAATAAGATAACCAATAATATAATCCATATTTTAATATTTAATTAATTCTCCATTGTAAAAATCTTTACCTATAAACTTAAGAACTTTAAGAGCCTCTTCTAAACTAATTTCAAAAAATTCTCTAGAGGAACCTTGATGACTATTTCTCCTTAAATTTTCTAATTTACTATGGATTAGTCTTTCTACAATATAATCATTAGTAACAGGTAAAGCATAAGTTAATTTCCACTCAGAAACTGTCCCAGGCCCATTTATCTGCTTAATTCTATTAGAGGGAGTAATAGCCTTTCCAATTTTACAATAACCAGGATATGCTTCATTAGTTAAAATGTAAACATATTTGCCTTTAGAATTAGCCTCGTCCAATTGCATGCTGCCCGCCACGCCCTTTGCGTACATATATACCCAATTTACTGTAAAGGGTTCATCCTTTTGTTCAAATTTATATTCAATCTTATAGTCAAAATCAATAAAATCAAAAAATTTATTTAAAGGTATTTTTCTATATTTAGAAATTAATTTTAACCAGTTATTATTCCAAATAGAAAACTGGGGTAAACCGTTTAAAGGAGATAAAGTACGTCCTGAGTGATAAATATTGATATCACCAGTATTTTCCATTTCTATGGCCTGATTAACATGTAACATATGATCTGAATATAACATAAATTTTTGGAGAAAAGGAGTTTATCTTATTACTATTGCTTTTACTATTTGTTTATCCGTATATGTATGGTCCTCGCTTATTACTTCATGTGATCCATTCCACCATTCTTTATTTACATTTAACGCTACATTTATAATTGCTGGAGTTATATTATCTATATCATCTACTCCTCCTTCATATCCTTTTACCATTACTCTTGTTTCTTGATCTTCGATCTTACTTAGACTTTCAATTAGTTCTTTTACGGTCATAGTCCTTGCTCTTTTTTAAATGTTTCTAATAGTTCTTCTAAAGGTAATTCCGCTTGAGTTATCCACTCTGCAAACCCAATAGCAAAGTCATCTGCTATTTCTTCAAGTTGTACTTCTCTTATTTGAAGTCTTGGTTCAGTATCTAACCATTGTTTAAACTTTTCTTTTAGCGTCATAATCTTATTTCTTTTTAAA